CCGCTGGATTTCGTCGTTGCTCGGACTCACTTGCCGCTGCCGTGTGCAGGCTCACGGACTCACAGACTCACCCACCGCTCGCTACTATCACAAACCCCGCGCGAGGCGCGGGGTCAAAAACGCGGGCACAAAAAAGCCCGCCTCGCGGCGGGCTGGGGGGTCGGGGCGACTGTTATGCGGCGTTGGCGCGTGCCGCAAAGTATTCTATGACATGTTGCGGAGCCTGCAGTTCCCGGGCAAGCGCAACCGCCGCCCAGCATTCTTCGCGGGTCAACGTCCCTTTGGTTTTTTGCTCCGCGCGGCTGAGCGCGTCCAGAATGCTTTGAAGGTTTGCATGTGTCATGGTGCGGTCCTTTCGGTTTGCCCGGGCTCGCGCCCGGGCGGTTTGGTTTACTTGGTGAACGTTGACTTGTACCAGTCGCAGAACAGGGCCAGTCGCGCGGGTTGCGATACGATGTCCGCCAGCATCGGGGCAATCATCGCAAGGTCGGCCGAATCCGGCGCGACGACAGTCACGCGCCGGCCGAGAATCTCAGGCTTGACCGATTCAGCATTGGCTGGCACTTGCGTGACCTTCGCGCCGGTCGATGCTCCGGGTGAATGCTCTTTGCGCTTTGCTGCCGCGAGCCCCTTGCCCGCGACGCCCCGGACCTTCGCATACTCGGCCTGAGCGGCCTTGTCAGTAAACAGCGACGGCGCAAACTCGCGATTCAATGCAAGGGCCATGCGAAGACTGGTTTTGTAGTTTGCCCGCGCCGACTCGCCCAGCGCGCCACGCGCGACGCATGCCGTCAAAAAGAATCCGTCGATTGCCTCGACGATTGCCGCGCCCGTGAGACCTTCGACCTTGCACGTCTCGATCAGTGCATTCACTGCAGTGCGAACCTTGCCGGCCACGCTTTCCTGAGCGCGTTCGACTGCGCACTGCGCCGAGTGAATGCCGCGAAGGTGTTTATTGGCGACAGCTTGGATGCGGGTTTCGATGCGACTTGCCATGATGCTACTCCGTGTATCAGGAAGACCGATCAGTCTCGAATGCCTGACACGCTTTGCATTCTACATGGTCACGTGACAATGTCAAGTCGGCATCTAATCCTTAGAAACCGCCGGAGCCGGACCCCACCGCACTGGGGGAGGCCGCTTTCCTGCGTATGGGACCCACGCGCGTTACGCTGAGCGCAATCCCCCCGCACACCACATTCCTACGCCGCTTTACTTAGCCAACCCTTCCTACGCCCTTTTACTACGTCAAGCCCCCTAGCAACCACCCCCATTCCAAAACTAACCCCCCCTAAAAATTTTTTGCAATATTCCCTACACAGAGCTTTACTCAGTAATCTACTTGACTTAGTTCACTTCGCGCGGTACGCTCGCTGCACCTCTTAGGAGTGCATATGCAATTCCCCGATGTCGATCTCGACATCCCTTACGCTGCCTATCCGCCTACGTTTGAAGACCTGCAGGCGCGGGTTAACGCCGCCTTCAATAGCTTGGCCGAGATCTCAGACTCGGTGCTGGTCACGGATGAGGACAAAGCCACTGCCCGGGGAGTGGTGCTGGGAAACATCGAGCCCAGCGGAGCGGTTCTTTCCTCCCCCGGCACAGTCATTCAGATCAAAGCCATCCTTGACGAGTACGACAAGGAGGTGGTGCAGACTGCCAAGCAGATCCGTACTTACGTCACGAACAAGCTGATTGTTGACTCAACCCACCCAGACCCGCGCATTCGGCTCAAATGCTACGAAATGCTTGGGAAGATTAGCGATGTTGGGCTGTTTACCGACAAATCTGAGGTCACTATGCGTCATCGGCCCACCGAGGAGCTCGAACAGCTGCTGCGGGAACGCTTGATGAAAACGATTGAGGCCCTGCCGGAGTCTCCGCTCACCCATTTGGACGTTCAGGATGCCGTTGCTAGCGACTCCAAGTGACGTTCAGCGCCTTTTGGCGAACTTAAAGAGCCTTTCCCCCGAGGAAATGGCCGATACGCTGGCGCTGTTGGAGGAGATTGACAGCCGAAAGCGCGTCCTGCTTGCGCAAACCGACTTTTTGGCCTTTATTGCTGCCGTTGACCCCGACTATAAGTTCGGAACCCACCTAAAACGGCTTGGCGCACTGCTGATGCAGATCGAAGACGGGGTAAAAGACCGGATTGCGGTCTCTATGGCGCCTCGATTTGGCAAATCGCAGATGATTTCGATCTACTACCCTGCTTGGTACCTCGGAAAACACCCCGATCACAAGCTGATTTTGGCTTCGCACACGTCCGATTTGGCCGTCGATATGGCCCGAAAAGTGCGAAATTTGATGCAATCGGACGTGTATAAGGCGCTTTTTCCGGGTGTTGCCATTGCAGCCGATGCCAAGGCTGCAGGTAAGTGGAATACGACCAAAGGCGGCGAAGTGTTTGCTATCGGCGTGGGCGGTGCCCTTGCTGGTCGTGGTGCCCACTTGGCGATCATCGACGACCCCCTGTCAGAGCAGGATATCAAAGCTGGGAATACGGCTTCGCTCGACACGGTGTACGAATGGTTCCGTGCGGGTCTGCGGACTCGCTTGATGCCCGGGGGCAAGATTGCCATCCTGCACACACGCTGGCACCAGCGGGATTTGATTGGCCGGCTGATCAAAGACGCCACCCTCAATCCAGACGCCGACCAATACGAAGTCTTTGAGTTCCCCGCCATCCTGACGTATGCCAACCCAGACTACGACCCAGAGGTGCAGGATTCGGCCTCGGAGCTGCAAAAGTCGCTGTGGCCTGAGCAGTGGAGTCTGGAGCACTTGCTCCGCACGAAGGCGTCGATGCCGGCGTGGCAATGGAACGCACAGTACCAACAGCAGCCCACTGCTCAAGAAGCGGCCATCATCAAGCGTGACCAGATTAAGTGGTGGCCCAAGGAAGACCCCCCGGAAGTTGACTACACCGTGCAGGCTTGGGATACGGCGCTGACTACGAACGAGCGGTCGGACTATTCCGTCTGCCAGACGTGGGGTGTGTGGCAAAACGAGGACGGGGTGGACAACGTCATCCTGCTAAACCGCATCAAAGGTAAGTACGAGTTCCCAGAACTGAAGCGGACGGCTTTGCAGCAGGTCAAAGAGTGGACGCCCGACACGACGATCGTGGAGGCCAAAGCCTCAGGACAGCCGCTGATTGACGAGATGCGGCGCTCGGGGATCTTTGTGCAGGACTACACGCCGGGCAAAGGCCAAGACAAGATTGCGCGGGTGAACGCTATCAGTGATATGTTTACCAGTGGTCAGGTGTGGTTCCCCGAGACGTGGTGGGCCTCTGAGGTTGTGGATGAACTGCTGGCGTTCCCCAATGGGGAGCACGACGACGATGTTGACGCGTGCACGCTGGCTTTGATCCGCATCCGTAAGGGGGGCCTGCTCAAGCTGCAGACTGATCACGAAGAGCCCGAACTGCTGTCCCGCTCGCGACGCGGGGCTTACTATTAGGAGCCGTCATGGCAACGAGTTTGATTGATAAAGGTCTGTACGCCGCCCCCACGGGGCTTGAGTCGTTAGAAGCTGATCCGGGCCTCGAGATCGAGGTTGTGAACCCGGAGAGCGTGACGCTGGCCGATGGCAGCATGGAGATCACGCTAGTGCCTGAGGAAGCCCTCAGTGATGAGGGTGAGTTTGACGAGAACCTTGCTGAGCGCATGGACGAGGGTGAGCTATCGGCGCTAGCCTCGGAGCTGCTGGGGTTGGTGGATGCAGACGTGTCGGCACGCAAAGAATGGTCCGATATGTACGTGAAGGGTATTGAGGTGCTGGGCCTCAAGTACGAGGACCGGACAGAGCCTTGGGACGGAGCCTGCGGTGTGTTCTCAACGATTTTGCTTGAGGCTGCCATCCGCTTCCAAGCGGAGACCATGAGTGAGACGTTCCCTGCGTCGGGCCCGGTGAAGACCAAGATCCTCGGTGCCGTCACCCCGCAGAAACTGGAAGCCGCTGAGCGCGTGCGTGCGGATATGAACTACCAGTTGACCGAGCGGATGGTGGAGTACCGCAGCGAGCATGAGCGCATGCTCTATAGCCTCGGGCTTGCCGGCTCCGCGTTCAAGAAGGTCTATTACGATGTGCAGCTCAAGCGGCAGGTAGCGATGTACCTGCCAGCCGAAGATGTGATCGTGCCCTATGGGGCGTCAAACATCCAGACCGCTGAGCGCGTTACGCACATCATGCGTAAGACAAAGAACGAACTGAAGCGCCTGCAGTTGGCTGGGTTCTACCGCGACATCGATCTTGGTGAGCCGGTGAGTTTCTTCACGGACATCGAGAAGCGGAAGGCGGAAGAGGGTGGCTATACCCTCCAGTCGGATGACCGCTATGCGATCTACGAGATGCAAGTCGACTACTGCCTGCCGGGGTTTGACGACGAAGAAGGGATGCC